GCTTTGGCCAAGTCGTTTTGGGCGGCCTGGGTTGCTTTTGTTGCTGACGCCAGTTTGCGCTGGGCGTCGGTGGCTGCGTGGTTTGCTTCGATGAAGCCGCCGACGACGGCGCCTGCCACCATGAAGCCGATAGCTAGTGGGCCACCAAGAGCATCACCAACGGCTCCCGCGGCAGATCGCATCAACGACAAGCCACCTTTAGCAGCGCCTGCAGCGGCATTACCGATTTTCGCGGCATTGGAGGCAATGGTATTACCGGCATAAAAGTAGCGTTTAGCCGCGACTTGCATAGTATCCGACCCGGAGCTGAATGCCTCCCGCGACCTGCCTAAGGCCTGAGTCAACCCGTTGGATGATGTAATCATGTATTGGGTTTTCGCGTCGAACTCGCTGATCGCCTTGTGGCCTTTTCGGTAGTATTCTTGCAGGTCAGCAACACCTTGTTTCATCGTGGCCATCGACTGGGTGGCTTGCTGGATTTTCGCAGGGAAGTCTGTCCAGTTTTTCAGGGCCATGACTGCGGCGATGCCGAGCAGGGGTCCGGTGAAGTCGTTGGCGAGTGTGGATGCGAGGCCGGCTACAGGGGTTAGCACAGTGATGAGCCCGTGCACGGCGCCGGAGGCTAGGTGTATGCCTGATTCGGCGGCGGGGCCGATTTTGCCGAGGGCGGCGGTGCCGGCGTCGGCGGCTGCTACCAGATCGTCCTGGAGGGCCTCAAACAGGCCGAGGGTGAGGTCTTCTTTGGCGTTGGCGAGGCGTTCCAGGGCACCTGGTAGGCCTTTGGTTTGGGCGGCGGCTACCTCGGCGGCCTGCCCCTGCCGGGTGACTGCTTCTTTGAGAGCATTGAAGTCTTCGGTGGTTTTACCTGCAGCGATAGAAGCGAAACGCATGGCATCGGAGCCGAACAGGGTGGCGGTTGCCGCCTGGTACTGTTCCTCCGTCATGCGGTTTGACGCGGCGTTCAGCTGGCCGATCAGGGATGGCAAGCCTACAAATTTGCCTTTAGCGTCGTAGACGGTTAGGCCTAGATCGTGGATGGCGTTTTGCGCGGGTTTGCCTTGATCGGTGAGCGCTAGCAGGGAAGTTTTCAGCAGGGTGCCGGCGTCGGAGCCGGTGATGCCGGCGTTGGCGAACATACTGATTGCGGTCGAGGTGTCGTCGATGCTCACGCCAAAGGCATGGGACACTGTGCCGGCCTGCTGGAGGGCCTGGGCCACGTCGGTGATCTCCGCGGCCGAAGCGTTCGCTGAACCGGCGAGAATGTCGGATACCCGGCCTGCTTCTTGGGCGCCCAAACCGAACGCTTGCAGAGCCTGCCCCTGGATGGTGGCGGCTTGGGCGGCGTCGATCTGGGCGGCAGCAGCCAGCTGCAGTGTTCCCTTGGAGGCTTCCATGGATTGGGCGACGGTTAGACCGTTCTTGGCGAGCTCGGTCATGGCCGCTGCGGCATCAGATGCCGACGTACCGGTGAGGCTAATGTCGTTGCCGAGTTCTCTAGCCTTGGCGCGCACGGCATCCATCTGCCCCGCGGTCGCCTGGGACACCGCCGCCATGGTATTCAGCTGACTCTGGTACTCGGTGCCGACAGACACAATATCGCTGGCGACACTGCCAAGGCCGAGGGCAACGCCGATACCTGCGCCGAGTTTCCCTGCAATACCCAGGGCGCTGCCTAGGCTGGATTCCAACGCCCTGTTGAATCCTTTAGTGTTCGGCTCAACTAAGATGTCGATTTTGCCGCCAGCCATCATGCCCTCCTCTTAATTAACGATCTAGTTGCCGCGCATGCGCAGAAACTCCGTGATGGTGATCTTTTTCCTTGGCGGCGTAGCCGTCTTCTCCGCCGCCTGAGCGGCCGCCTGCACCAGCTGCCGCTGCAGCGCAGGTGGACGAACCGCGACAGGCCACAGCTGTGGCTGCTCCGGGGGCTTCACTCCTAGTAGTTTCTGGCGGGTTTTCTCCGCCTGCGCCTCGGGGTCATCCGGGTCGGTGATCCACGATTTATATTCGGAGTTCAGCCAGTAATCCTCCCGGTCCACCAAGCGGGCGATGTTTTCATCAGTGGGAGTCCACTCATCCAACCCATCAGCGAGTATCGCCAGGTCAACCCACCACATTTCCGACAGCGCCTGGCGGTAGCTCAGGTGATATTTGGATTGGAACCCAACCAGCCGCCTAGCGAACTCGCTAGGACTAGTTAGCTGGAGGATGTAGGAAAAAAATTGCCGTCAGCATCCCGATAGCCGCAGATCTCACCGATAACATCAAACACCCGCATGACCTCGGCAAGACTCAACGTCATAAGCTTGTCAACGAACGCCTCTTGGTCTTTCTTGGGGGAGTCGGACACCAGGGCGATAACACGGGTGGCCTGGTCGTGTACTGCTTCGTCAGCATGGTCAAACAGTGCCCGAACAATGTCGTGAGCTTCCTGGCCGGTGAAATCTCGGCGCAACGACAGATCAACGCCGAGCAGGGTAACGGGCACAGGGTCGCCGCCGTTGATAGCAAGAGCGCGCTCGAAGAGGTCGATTTTTTCCATGAGGTTTGTTTTCTCCTAGTGTTTGGAAGGAATAAGGGTTTTAGACAGAGCCGACGCCTAGCCCGCTCTACATGAGGCCAGCCAGCTTGTCACGGAGGTTGTCGAGCACTTGTGGCGGGCGGCTGGGAGGTTTAGCCGGCCAAATAGGGCCCATAGCATCTGCTGCCCAGCGCGGCACCAAATGCACATGCAAGTGAGGGACAGTTTGGCTTGCTGCCACCCCGCTGGACTGGATGATATTCAGCCCGTCTGGGGCGACAGCTGTACGTAACGCCGCAGCAACCCGCAAGACAGTGCGAGATAGGCACGCGGCGTCAGCCTCTGGCAGCTCCCAAATATCGGGTATGTGCCGGCGGGGAACTACCAGGGTGTGGCCAAGAGCCGCGGGCCGAAGTGGGAAAAACGCCACGGCATGGTCGTCGCGGCAGACTTCCCGCGCCCAACCCTCCCCCATGATGATTGCGCAAAATGGGCATAAAGTGGTAGCCATTAGGGCACGGTGATACCTGCGGGCAGCTCGGGAAGGACTTCCTCGAAGCCTTCAAGGAAACTGTTGTCGAACTCCCAGCCGTCCAGGTTCTGGTCGTCGAGGGTGGCGCGCTTCGCCGGCGATGCCAGGGTCACGCGGGGGCAGTAGAACGCCATCTTGGAAACGCCGTCATCGAACCGGCAGAAGTAAGCGAACTCCTCACCAAGCCCAAGCTCGGCAACGTAGAGATCACCTTTCTTAGTGATCTTGCCGCCCTGTAGTCGGGTCAGCAAAGCAGCCTTCGAGTTGTCGACAGCGCGGAACTTCATGCCGCTCTCTAGAGCATCGCGGATGATCTTGTAGATGGCATTGCGCTTGTTCCAGATCTTCTTCTTGGTGACCTGCTGCTCGGCCGTCACCTCAATGCCTGCCTCGATGCCGCCGTAGGCGTCCCACCCGGTGAGGGTAGCGGCAAACGGGTCGGTGGGCATGGCGGTGCCTACGGGGGCTCGGAAAGCATCGCCGTCCAGCCACACGTGGGCTTTTTTGGAATCAGCATAATCGGACATGATTCACTCCTAACAGTTTAGATTGTGCGCCTGCGCAGGTGAACGCCAATGCGAACAGGCGCGTAGTAAATGATTCGGTCGAGACCCCGGCCTTTGTCCTCCAGCTGGATGGGGCCATCCACCCAGTGGGAGGACCAGGCATGGGTGTCATCAACGATGATGTTTTTTGCCCTGGCCATTAGCTCCCCGGCGCGGGTGGCGAGGTTCCAGGCGGTGATGTCGGGGTCTTCGGGGATGCGGGAGGCGTCAGGTCGGGGCACCCAGGGGGTGATTTGGATGAGCACCCGGTGCAGCCGGGGGTCGCCGCCCTGGTGGCCTACGGCTTTGACTGTGACGTGGGGTTTGGTGAGCGGGTCGGGGACTTCGCGGCAGGTGACGGCACCACCGCGTAGCAGGCGGACGAATTCGGCGTCAGCCAGTAGATGTTTGCGTACCTCTCCGGGGATGTAGGCGGTGGGGATTATGGCGCTCATCGGGGTCTCATGCCTCGGTAGCGGCCGAATCGCATGGCGGTGCCGGTAAGGACGGCGTGGGCGGGGGTATCAGCAGTGCCGTATTCTTTGTGGATTGCGGTTTCGTCGTTGTCGACAACCCGCACTATGGTGCCCCGAACGTTGGTGCCGATGCCGTCACGGTAGTCGCCGGTGAGAACGGGGGCGATAGTTTTAGCTTGGCTGGCTATCTCCTGGGCGATTTTCTTTCGGGCTGGTACCGTTTGGCGCCGCAGTTCGCGGAGTATTCGGCGCCGGTACAGGGTGAGTTTCGCTTTCGCCACTGGGGTCTTCCTCCTTTGCTTCCTTCTCAGCCGCTTCGGCGGCGCGGGCGGCTTGTTTCTTGCGGATGTCGGCGAGGTGGTAGGGGCTGCCGGCTGCGGTGTAGAAGGGATTACCGGCGTCGTCGGTGCCGTGGTAGATGCCGTCGTGGACGCCTTCCTCCTCGGGCAGTAACCGCTCGGCTTGGGTGGTGGGGATGGTTTCGGTCATGGTTGTTCTTTCTCCTTTGCTCTGCGGACTCGTGCCGCAATGTAGTCGGGTGGCCGGCCTGGGATGCCGCGGGCGATGCCGTCGCTGATGCACTGCCACACTCTGCCGTCGGGCCCTGCGAATTCGTCTTTGGCGGTGATGTCGAGGTCGGCCACAGCGGTGCCTGTGGGGGCGAACATGACGAGTCGTTCGTCGCGGATGCCTCCGGTGGGTGTGGTTTCTTGCATGCCGGTCCAGTAGGCCTCTTGGACGAGGCCGGTGCCGGCAATGGGTTCGTAGGTGGTGGCGATGATTTCCCCGGTGATGGGATCGTCCTGGGTGGTTGTTTGCCGCCGATACTGCCACCCAGGCTGGAAGAGGACACGAGGGGTTAGCATCGGTCCTCCGGCAGCGTAGGCGTGGCTTTGCGACGGATACTCCAGGCACCCTGGGCCAGCTGCGGGGACAGCAGGACGATCTCATCGGTGGTGAGCCATAGTCTTGAGCCCTGCCCCAACGCCCCGTCGGTTTCCCATTGCATGGTCACCTCCGGGTAGGCCAGCTGGGTGAGCCCACCCCGATCATCCTTGGCGATAGCGCGGGTCACCATATCCTCCACGACGCCAGCAACAACCTCGGTGCTGAGCCGGCGTTGCTGGATGCGGGTGGGGATGCTGGGGAACCGCTGGAGAACAATACTTTCCGCCCGTTCGATGAGGCGTTTCGCGTCCTCTAAGCGGGCGCTATCGAGGTGTGGCCACAGGGTTTTAGGGTCGGCGGTGAGCCAGGTGGCCATGGGGGTTACTCCTCCGCTGGTGGGGTGGCTGCGGTGACTGCCGCGATAATTTCGGCTTTGGTTTTGCCTTTGACGTCAATGCCGAGCTGAACAGCTACGGTGACCCAGTCGGCTTTCGGGGCGCCGTCGGCTGGTAGCTGGATTGGCGTCTCCTGCGGCGCTGTGGGATTTTCCTGGTCGAGGATGGTGTAGCCTTGCCGCCGGTAGTATTCCAGCCGGTCGTCGGGGACGTCGGTGCAGACGCCGCCGACGAACAGGTCAGCGCCGATGGGGCCGGTGTAGCCCTCGACGGGGGTTTTCACGATGGCCATGATGATTAGGCCCCGATCTTGACGTTGCGCAGCACCGCGGCAGCCTTGGTGGACTTGAGTACCGGGGCGACCGGCCCAAGCTCCACTTCGCCGCGCTTCACGGCACCGGAGGTGCTGAAGTCAGGCAACCACGTGCGCAACATCTGGCCATCGGTAGTGGTCACGCCGTGGAATCCATCTAGGCCGATGCGCACAGCATAGATGCTGGTCTTGCCCGCGGCCGTGGGGATCACCGGGTCGTTTGTGCCGGCTTTCTCGCCAGCATCCGCGAGAATGACGTTACCGAGCATTTCCCGGACGATTTCATGGCCATTAGCCCCCAGCAGCCCCTCGACCGGCTGTTGAGTGTAGAGGTTGGCCCGGCGCGCGGCTGCCCGGATCTTCGCCAGCACACGCTTATTGCAGAGCAGCAGGGTGGGCGGGCCATCCAGGGCGCCGAGGAGTTCGTCCAGGTCGTCGAGGATAGCCAGCGCAGAGTCGGCGGTGGTGAGAGCGGTCCAGTCTTTCTCTCCCGTGGCGTTCAGCTCGGTCACGGAGTCCTTTAGCGCCTTGTCTAGGCCATCAAAGCCTTTGGCGTCGACCGCGGTGTCGCCAGTGATGATCGCGTCGTTGAATTTCGCATTGGTGGCTTTGATGAGCTGAGAGGTTTGTAGGGCCACCTCGTCGCTGGCTGCGGGGCCGAGGTGGGCAAGCACCCGATCCACTTCAAAAGTACCGCCCAGTGGCTTGAGCTCCACGGACTTTTTTACAGTCTTGACTTCTTGGGGGGTGTATTCTTTGCCGATTTCGCGGAATTCGGCGCCCCGCTGGGTGACCAGCCGCCGGTAACCGTATTCGAGAGTGGCGCCACCACCTGCGGGGTTGACTGCAGTATCGAAGATCAAGGCGTCTAGCAGCGGGGAGTTTTTACGAAACTCGTCGATGATCGCCGGGTCGTAGTCTTCTAGGGTGTTGAGTTTGGCGTCTGCCAGGGTAATAGGCATAGCGAGCCTCCTTATTTTTTATGTGATGTTGTAGTGGTTACGGAGCGCTTCGGCGAGGCTGCGGGGGGCCGGCTTGCCGCCGGCGTGTTGCCCTTGGGAGGGGTCGACTGGCAGCTCGCCTAGCGCCGCGGCTAGGGCCTTAGCATCAGCGGCGAGTTCTTCCGGGGTTGAGCCCTGAAGCCGACCGGCTAGATCAGCAGGCAACCCCACAGTTTTCAGCGCCTTAGCAACTGCCGCCTGGCGGTGTTGTTCGGCGATCTGTGCTTCCAGAGCCGCCACGCGGTCTTGGGCTGTTTTGAGGTCTGCCGCGGTTTTCTCTTGCTCTGTCATCTGGGCGCGCTCGAACTCCGCCAGGCGCGCCTTCAGCGCAGCGTTTTCCTTATCGAGGGCCTGGCGCTTGTCGCGTTCCTTTGCTAGGTCGGCAAGCACTTGGGTTTTTGAGCCCCGACCGTTCGGTTCGCCGCCATCCCCGTCGCTGTCGGCGTCAGCATCAGCGTCGGCATTGCTGGTGGCTGATGCGGTTTCGCCTTCCCGCTGCCGGCCACTAGTCTGGGGGGCAGAAGCCGCCCCCTCGGCAGCACTAGAGCCGCCAGCTAGTGACTGACCGTCGATAGGGGGCTGTGTAACGCACCGAATGTGATAGCGCATTAGACCGTTGACAATCATGGATCTTCCTTCCTTCTTTGTTTTTGGGCATAGAAAAACCGACCTCCACTTTTGGGGGTCGGTGTCACAAGTTTTTAGGGGTTACCAGAGTGGGCAGCTGAGGGGCGGCGGGGCGGCGTTTTGGTACTTTTCTTTCCGGTCGCAAGGCTTCCACATGCCAATACCCGCAAGCGCATCTGCGTATTCTTCGGCCTGCTCACGTGGCCACCCCATGGTATCCATGTAGGATTGCACGATGGTGTCCCAGGGAGCATCGATAGGGGCATCTGTGAATAACATAATTGCAATGCTACACCTGGGTAAAAAATTCATCAAGAGCAGGCATAATATACTGCGCAAATTCGGAGTCCTGCCACTGTATGCTATCTAGAACGTGCTCCTGGCCCCTGTGAAAATTCAGGGTGTTTACCAGCCTCGGTACTCCGGTTTTAGTAGTCACCCACTGGGCATACGCCCGAGCAAAAAGCTCATCAGCTAACAAAAGATAGATTTGGGTGTGACTCTCCGTCAGATTCCCCGCATACGTTGCAATCTCACGTGTCGACGGTGCTTGCCGAATCGCAGCAAGCACGGGCTTCATCTCTGGCAGGGCTTCATATTTCCATTTGATGAGATGTCCCAGCTCATGAAGGACAGTTAGCTCCTGTCCCTGGAAAGTCCCGTTAATCGTTACTCGGTAACACGTAATCCCATTTTCAACGGTTCGGTACGAAGTTCCGCGGATCGGACTCTCTTCCACTTTCGTCCCGAGGCGATCACGACCGTTCATTAGCTCGATTTTGTATTCGTCGGGGAGGAACGTTTTCCCTTGGTGCGCGTCATCCATATAGCTCAGTGCCCGGTTGACAACCTTGCGGAATTGCCTGGGGGTCGTGGTTATACGCTGGGAATACTCGTGTTTCAGCCGAGCGTCAATCTCGGCGCCGAGGGCGGGTTTAGCTTGATCGTCAGCGCTGCTTCCTGCAGAGAGCACAATGCTGGGTCTGGTGTCGATCCTGCGTTTGGCTGCCAGAACAGCGGGATCACGTTTCGCCCATGACCACTTACCAGATAGGTCTGGTGTGGCGTCGGTGAGGAAGCCGTTCTTATGTAGCAGCGCTATGGCCAGGTCGCGGTCGTCGCCGGCGATGCGGTAGATTTCTTCCGGCATCAGCCTAGCTACCGACGTGCGTCGGTACCTGCCGCCAGCTTTTTGTAGCACCGCGCCATATTGCTCCCGCAAGTATTCAGACGCCCAGCCGCGCTTGGTGGTGCCTTCGGTGGTGATGAGTCGCCGCCTACCACCTGCCGAGGTGATGGCTTTCATGCCCCGGCGGGCGTTAACAACTTGGTTAATGTCGACGCCATCGCGGATAGCCTTGGCGCCCGCTTTGGTGAACACCTTGGCCTGCTGCTCCGGCGCTAGGGAATCGAAGTATTCCTTAGCGTCGAAATAGAACAGCTTATGCATATCCGACGTGGCCTCGGAGACCGGAATGGCGGTGCAGTCGCATCCGGGGTGCCGAAGGAACCGCATACTGCTGCTGCCTTTTTTACCGGCCAGGATGGCGCATCTGGCACAGCATGGGGGGCGAACCACCCGGATCCACGTGGTGCCAGGCCTGGCGGCTAGGTGGGTGAGTATGGCCATGCGGGCGGCATCAGAGATGGCGGTTTGGGCGGCGGTTGCGAGCATCACGCCCGCGTGGTGCCACGCCTGCGCCCGCTTCGTGATAGGGGCTTCGGCGTCGACTAACTCGGTGATTTTTTGGGCTTGGGCGTAGGCGAGTCCCATCACGGGGTCGCCGCTGCCTGTTACCCCTGCGAACGCCTCCGGGTCCGCCGACAACCCCGACACCTGGTCGTAGTGTTGTAGATCCAGCGCAACATCTGCTGACGCGATTGCCGCTTGGGCCGCCAGCAGTTGCCCGTGGGCCACCATCTCGGTGAACGCCAAGGCGCGGCTGGCGAACCAGGCATTGGGGTCTTGCGGGCTGTTGGGTCGCCAGGCAGCGAGCACTCGCCGGACTATCTGGGCGATGAGTCGCTGCCGGTAGTCTGCGGCGGCTTGGAGTTGTGGGGGGAGCCTGGAGTACTGGGAATCCAGCATGATGGTAGGCCTCCCTCCATACCACTAGACGACGGCTAGCGCGACTACGGCGGTTCGCGTTCGCCCGAGTTGTCGTCGGCGCCGCGTTCGAGTTTTTCGATGATGCCGCCCATACTGTTTTCCTGTTCCAACCACTCCAGCTCACGGTCAATGCGTTGTTGCGGCCATCCCATCTCGGCCATGGCCCCGCGCACTGACATGAACGGTCTGCCACCAGTGCTTTTTTGCAGCGCATCGGCGCGTTGCGACTCGGTGGGGGTACCGGGGTTCTGCCACAGGGTGCTGATCTGGCCATCGGCGTCCCAGCTGCCGGTGCGGATCCGCTCGGCGATGCCTAGCGCCCACGCCCAGCCAGCGCCCATGAGGGTATTCAGTCGCTCCACCTGTTTCACGAGTCGGGATTCGTCGGCGCGGATGGCGCCCTCGGCGGCGGGGTTGGCGGTGTTTTGCCCCATCATCCGCACCGGCAAACCGGTCACGGTTGCTGCTTGTTCGGCCAGCATCTTGATGGTGTCGTGGAAACCCGTCAGTTGGGCACCCGACAACTGCTCAATCTTGGCGTCTTTGCTGGAGATCGCCCAGATGGCGCCCAGATAGGTCTCCCACGGGTCCTCAATCTGGTTGCCATCAGCATCTACGAAATCCTTCTGAGACACGCCCAGAGCAACCTTTTGAGGCGTCGCCACGGTCTCCATGGCTAGCTGGAGCTGCAGCATCACCCGGCCCGCCATATCAACCAGGGGCCGAAGGTCTGCCAGTTGGGTCTCACCCGCCCATTCCCCGGTTCGTTGCCGGTTGAGAATCATCACCAGCGGCACCCGGCCTAGGCGGTGTTTGATGCGCCTGACCACTTCCCATTTCCCGGCGCGACGGTCGATGAGCACGGTGGAGTCGGGGAGGTAGAGAGTCATGTATTCGGCGATGCCGGTGTCATCCCGGTAGATGCGGAGAGCCGCGGTCATTTCGCGGGTGCGCGCATCGACCAAAGCAGCGATGTCTTTGGGGGATTCGGGCATGATCCGGGGCCTACCGCCGCCATCGCGGGCGGCAACAGAGATAAACGCCCGACCGTAAATGAGCAAATCGCGGTGCACCAAATGTGATAGGCTGTCCAGATCATTGGCTTCCCAGTCGGCACGCAGCTCGGCATCCTCTTCGAGTGCCCCGGAGCGCAGGAACATTCGCACATCCTGGCGCTCCTCAAGGACGTCGATATAGGTCCTGCACCAATTCAGAGGGAAAGCAAACTGCTGCACATCGGGCGGCACCGCGATGCCAAGATTGCCGATTTCCTGCATGCCCCGGTAATAGTGTTCATTCTTGCGGTCCTCCCGGCGCTGCCGCTGAATCTTATTGAAGAGCTTTTCGGCGAGTCTTCGTTCTTCTGGTGTGAGCTCCATTCATTGTCACCTCCTTCTGCGGCGGCCTAGCACAACAACCCTGGCGGGCGCTGAAGCGTTTTCCCAATCACCAGCATGGGCGTCCATGGCTGCTTCGTGGGCGAGCACGGTGGCCATGGCGGGGTCAATTTTTTGCTGTTCTGTTGCTTTGCCGAGCACGTACATCTGGGCGGGCTTGGCGACTTTTCGAGCGTTGGCTATGGCCAGACTAGTGAGCGGGCAGCCATCATGGGTGATGCGCCCTGTTGCAAGGTCTACCTCGAACCGTCTAATTGCTTGGCACATGCGTTTGATGCTGTTTGTGGCCCACTCGAACACATGCTCGGCACCGTATTTGAGTGCCCATTCACCGATCTCGGAGCGCCAGTCTTGGGGGTCGCAGTACATGCGTTCTATCTGGTAGCGGTCGAAGATTTCGTCGACGGCGGCGGCTACTTCCCCGCGGGGTATCCGGCCTTGCCACTCGGTAGGATTCCAGATAGTGGGCCTGTCATCTGGCCCGTAGCGGGGGGTGAACGAGAACCCACCAAGGGTTTCGGCCCTGAGCGCGGTCCAGTCGTTGTTTTCTGACCCGTCGAAGCCCACGCAGATGCTAGTGCCGTCAGGGGGATTCCCAAGCCATTGCATAGTGCTCCTCCCATAGTCCTGCTGGCAGCCAGCTGCCTGATGAGTAGGTGATCCGGTTACCAAAAAAACGCTCGGCCTGTTCGGGGTCGCGGAGGGATATTTCTTCAGCCTCAGCCAGCACCGCATCGATATTGACCCAAGGGCTGCCTTTATAGACGGCTTCGAGGATTCGGCGCCGGTCTCGCTTCCGCTCCCACTTCAAATGTTTGGGAGGCGGGATGTAGAATGTCGCCACGTCAGCCAGGTTAGCTTCGAGCGTCGTTTGGGCAACCGACTGCTCCGCACTGTCGTAGGCGTTTGTCGTCTCGATCGCTCTACCACCCATGCCTGCCAGGCCGCGGCGTTGGGCGTCAGCAACCTTTGTCATGCGGTTACGCTTGGTCCATAGCCCCGTCTCGTCCTGTTCGCAAAACGTCACGGGGTTGCCGACGCGGCTGTCGGCGCTGGCAGTTACGGCGTCGATCCGGTCGGCGTCGTCGCCGCCCAGGCCGCCGAGGATGCGCACGAACCCATCACGAACTGCCATTTGGTGCCGGAGGGGGCCCATCTGGATCATCGCCCGCAGCGGCCTGTAGGTGTTTTCCACCTGGTCCTCGGATGTGGCAGTCAACTGGATCAGTGGCGACGGGTGAGGGCGCCCCTTGGGCTCACCAGCCTGGTAAGGGAAGGCGAAACCACAGCCACAGCCCCAGTCAGAACACCGGTAGACATCCCCCGCAGCAGCCCAGCCGTCAAACTCGGCAGGGCCCACTGCCTGAATAGCCGTCATCGACGCCGCCCACGGGCCCTTACCGGTCTTTTGCGGGGCAATCACCTGCAACCGCCGGTAGGCGAATGCCCTGGCGCCCAGTGGAACGCCTTCCCATTGCAACCCGGCGCGAATCCTGCCGAAGTTGGCAGCGCACCAGAATTGCCAATCGGACCAAACGAATGCTTCCCCGCGCCGATAGCCGTCGGGGATGAGGCAGTGGGCCTGTGCCCATGCATCCCACAGATCCCCGAGGGTGGGGAAGTCGACAAGCCAGTCAGTTGGCAGGATCATCGTCATCGTCCTTTACCGCTCGCAGGCGACGTCTGAGCGGACTATCACGCTGTGGTGGCGGGGCCGACTCGGTGACGGAGTCGTCGTCAGCGGTGGAGATCGTCCAGCCGTTGAGTAGGAGACCAGCAGGCGACAGGCCGATGCTATCGGCGAGCCGTAGCACTTGGGTCATCATCGACGGCGTAGCCCCTGGTGCCTCACTGCGGACAGCCCACCGCACGTAATGCGCAATAGTTAGCCACCGCCATTCTTCTTCAGCCCACGCCACAGCCTGGGGAAACCGCCAAATCTTTTTCCATAGGGCGCGTTCCCTGGTGTAGCCGGTTGGTAGTGGCCACGGCGGGGGTTTGCCCGCGTAGCCGGATGCCGGCAGCACCCGCAACTCCAAGGAGATACCGCGGGCATCAGAACGGCCGGACCGCGGATCCGGCGGCGGCCCTGACCGGGGCCTAGCACCACCACTGGGCATAAAAACCACCCCCTACCAAAGGTTTCATCAAGCAAAATATCCGGTTTGAGGGTTCAAAAAATAGCAGTCCAGAGGCGGTTTTTGAACCCTCCGCACCATCTAGCTACCTCCGTCACGGCCAATAGCGGGCCTGCTACAGGGGGTATCCCCCTGGGTCAGCGGCGGCCACGGCGGGCGGCGACCCGGTCGGCGCCGTGCCGGCTGTTGCAGCTGCGGCACAGCACCGCCAGGGGCTGGCCGGGGTCGCCGCCATCGGCGAGGGCATGCGCGTGCTGGGCGGTGAGGTCCCGCGCCGGGTGCGGCGGGG